AATATAAACTAATATAAATTATTTATGTTTATAAAACATAATTAACTTAAAACTTTAAAACTTAATTACAATACATATTTTTTATACTTGTCTTCAATATCCATTAATTTGAATTTAATCTTATTTGTAAAATTTGCATATTTGCATTCATTGGACGCGAGTGTTTTAATAGTATTATATAAATGCAAACTATGATCTATTTTTTTCATTAGTGTTGGGTCTTTAAATAATTCATTGTAAATTAACATTAAAAACTCAAGTATGATTTCGCAATAACTGTTATTTTTTTCTATTTTTAAATTAGTAATAAAAAAAGTATTAAAATAGCTCACAAATTCTTCAATTACATTACAATTAATAAATAATTGTTTAACATAGTCATTTTTGCCAGCTTCTAAGCCAGCTTCTAATGATAACTGAAAATTATAAATTTTCTTATTAAAATTTATTATAAAAATAATGAAACATTTATATTTATCATTATTTTTGTTAATAGCATATTCATCTTCGTCTATATTATTTTTAATAATGTGCTCTATTTTTAAGACCTCTTCATATTTTTCTTTAAGTAAATTATATATATATATATTTTCTAATTTACAATCTTTAACATAATAATTAATTAGCAATGCAAAAAGTAGATTAACATATATAGTGCTATAAGATAAATTATTATAACATATATGCTGTATAATGTAATTATCAATTATTATATTTTCTTCACTATTGTCCTGCTCAATTAAATCATTGTAAATATTTAAAAATTTGGTTTCTAATTTGCTATAATTCGCAGGTGATAATTTGTTTAATATTATTTTAATGTTGCTTTTAATAGTGTCCAACTTGCTTTTATCTTCGGCGCATTTTTTTTTAGTGTTAACATAAGTATTTTTGCTGGTTCTACTTAAAATAAAATTGTCTTTGCTAAGGCTATTATTATTATTAGCATTATAAGCGCTATTAGAGTTAGCATCATATTTTTTAAACTTATTTTTCTTTTTAAATTTGTTATCGTTATCTAATTCGAAAGTATTTAATAATATATCATTATTAACATGCTCTAATACGCTATTTAATAAATCTTGAATAGCACTATCTAGCTTTTCATGCTCTATTGATTTATAATAACTAGCAATAAATGATATGTCATAAATAATCATTAATAGTGTTAATAATATTAAATTTAATGTTATTCTTTTAATTATTTTCGTTATATTAATATTTATAAAGTATTTACTCTTTATAAATATATTATGGAACTAATTAGAACCTTAATAAGTTATTATGACAAAGGTGAATATAACACTAAAGATAAATATAGAGACGCATTTAAGTTACCTATAGAATATTTAGACGCAAATTCATTATTTGTCATTAATAACAATATTATTAATGATTTAGAATTAGTAAAGGTTAATCCAGCAGCTAATCCTAGTTACCCTAGTGATGCGAATGATGCGAATAACGTGACTAATTTATTAGATATTTCTAATGCAAATGATGCGAACTATAATTTATATTATCACGTTTTTGATCCTAAAACTATTTTCGAGAAAAATATTATTAATAAGTGGAGTAAATACTATACAAATAACAAAGAATTTTTATCAGAAACTCAAGACTTAATTAAAAATTATAGTCCATTGAAAAAAGTCGACTTTGACCTAAATCCAACTATATGCAAAAACACAACATTTTACAACAATTGTGAGCAAATTATATATGATAATGGATTTACAAGTAATTATCAATATATTGATATGCCAATATTACATAAATTTAATAATAACAGTATTGTATTGCAAGCACTAAGCATTTATAATCTCTCAACTCCTGTTATAAGTTTAGCAATTCCAATCCTATTTATGCTATTACCGTTTTTTATAATCAAATTACAAGGACACAAAATTACACTAAAGTTATATTTTGATCACTTAAGGACCGTATTTTCTAATCATATTATTGGTAAGCTATTTAGTTCGCTAAGTGAAACAAATTTGACAAATAAAATATATATATTTTTTAGTTTTGGATTTTATGTTTTTCAATTGTATTTGAACATAAACGGGTGTATTAAATATTTCCGTAATATTAAATATATGCACAATACATTGCAAGATGTAAAATTATATATTATGGATACTTTGAAGAGCTACGAACATTTTTTGAGTTTTACAAAAGATTTACTCCATTATAAATTATTCAATGAGCGCATTACAAAGAACATCGCAATTTTTAAATCTTACTTATATGAATTAAGTAAATTAACTCCTTATTCTTTAAAAATTAACAAATTGTTTGAACTTGGTCAATTAATGAAATGTTTCTATTTTTTAAATAGAAATGACAGCTTTATTGGAAGCTTATATTTCTCTTTTGGATTTAATGGTTATGTTAAAAATATTGAAACGCTACAAAAGTATATTGGTAATAAAGTTATGAACTATTGCACTTATAATAATAATAAGCCTAGCAACTTTGACAATGCTTATTTTGCTAATTTAAATAATATTGAAACTATTGAAACTGTTGAAAAGCCTAAGCTTAAGATCGTGAAGAATTCGTATAAGTTAGATAAAAATATAATCATTACGGGACCAAATGCCTCCGGAAAAACAACACTATTAAAGTCTACATTATTTAATATACTATTATGCCAACAAATAGGATGCGGGTTTTTTGAGGGCGCTTCAATTAAAGTATATGATTATATTCATTGTTATATTAACATTCCGGACACAGGAGGGCGTGACAGTTTATATCAAGCGGAAGCGCGACAATGTAAAAATATACTACAACTTATTGAGAATAATAAAGACAAAAATCATTTTTGCGTATTNGACGAGCTTTATAGTGGAACTAATCCAGACGAGGCAATAACTAGTGCTTATGGATACTTAAATCATTTAAATAAATTGAAAAATATTGATTATATGTTAACAACGCACTATAATAAATTATGCAAAAAATTAACTAAGCAAAACAACAATTTTTATATGAATGTTAAGACAAATTCAAGCGGAGATGACTTTGACTATACCTATAAAATTAAAAAGGGTATTTCTAAAGTTAAAGGGGCATTAAAAGTTCTAAAAGATTTAGAATATCCCGATACTATTATAACAAATATGAAATAAAACAACAAATAAAACAACAAATAAATACAAATAAATACAAATAAATAATAATTATTCGTTAAACAATACTTAAAATAATATAGTTAAACATTAATAATAATGTCAATCTTATTTAAATTCGTAGGTTCTAGTTTTTTATTAACATTTGGTATTATATTATTAGTATGCGGTTCAATGATGTTATATAGCTACCGTAGAATTAATTTATTAGAGCGAAGCGTAATTGAGCACGGAAAAATATTACAAAGTTTTATTTTAAATTACAATATTCAAATGCAAAGCATTAATTCTTTATACAGTAAAAATAAATTTGAAAATGAAGAAACTAAGCAAATTAAAAAAATTAATTTAGGCGATAAAATATATGTGTCCGAAGATGAGTATTCTGAAAATGAATATATAGTAAATAATATAGCAAATATAAGCAAAGCAAATATAAGCGAAGCAANNANAANCGAANACGAANANGANGACGAAGANGANGACGAAGATGANGACGAAGANGANGANGANGACGAAGANGATGACGAAGACGACGAAGAAGATGACGAAGAAGATGACGAAGATGAAGACGAAGAAGATGACGAAGACGAAGATGACAAAGACGAAGACGATGTAGGCGAAGCAAATGAAAAAGAAGGCGAGACTAAAGATGACGATGTTAAAGAAGCAGTTTTAGAAAAACTATTAACATTAAGTAAAAAAGACTTTGAAAAAAATCTAAAAGATTTAGGAGATTTTGAAGAGATTGATTTAAATAAACCTTACTTTTCAAATAGCGATGACGAAACATTTATTAAAAACTTACCAGTAAATTTAGATACGTTTAATATAGATTTAAATACTAATTCGAAAATTATTAATTTAAATTCTATAGAAATTCCTGATCTTGAAACCGATGTATCTAGTGTAGTTGATAGTGGAGTTACTAAGAAAAATTATTCAAAAATGAAAGTGGATGATTTAAAAACAATAGCTGTTACAAGAAATTTGATAGACAATGAAACAGCACAGAAAATGAAAAAAGCAGATTTAATAAAAATTATACAAAACGCATAATTAAACAAAACAAAACAAAACAAATAGTTTATTATTTATTATTTATTATTTATTAAAACAATAAATAATAAACGTTAATTTAATTATAAAATATAATAATTTTAAAATATAATAATTTTAATTATATATAATAATAATATGTCTTATGGTTCGTGTTCTAAGGGTACAAATAATATAAATACTAATTTTCCGCCTTTAATGGACGATACTAGACTATTTAGCAATTATTATTCATCAGTGTTAAACGATGAAATGCTTAAACGAAATAATAATATTAAAACAAATAGTGACTATAGGCATTATTTACAAGTTAATGCACAATCTATTATAAGTAATAATCAATTAAATTCGTGCAATGAATGTAGTGTATGTCCATATTATAGTAAAGCAAATTTAGAAATAAATAAAGCTACTCCATATATATTTGATCATACATTATCAAATATTAGACCATATGGTTATGAAACAAGTGATTTAAAAGAATTATATTTGTCTAGACAAAAGCTAGACTCTCAAAAGCATGTTACAAAATATGTTGTAACTCCTAATTAATTTATTTATTTAGTTATTTAGTTATTTAGTTATTTAGTTATTTAGTTATTTATTTATGATTTATTTTATAATTATAAAATATTTTATTATATTATTATTATAAAATGAACTTTTTCGATAGTTTGATGTCTCCGCTAAGCAAAGATCATTGTATGTTATTTTATTATTTAGGATTATTAACTTTATTGTTTGCCTTATTTGCTCTCGGTGGTTTTATAATGGGATTATTTAGAAAACGCTCAGGCTATGCAATGGGAGCATATGCTATGTCTTTCTTAAGTAACATGTTAATGTATTACACATTAAGAATTTATTATTCAAT